AGAGTACGGCGGTTTCGTAAGGCATCAAAAACTCTGCCGCGAATACGTCGGCCTGCCATTCCGAGTCTTCATAAATCTTATGTTCCGTTGAACTCCTTGCGAATCGAACCGACTTATCGAGTCCGGCATGGAGAACAAGGTGTCCGACTTCATGGGCTAGCGTAAACTGTGCCCTTCTGTCGCCGTCCGTAGCGGCATCATAAACATCCTCCCTGATCTCGATCAGATATTTGTCCGGGTAAGTTCGGGCTTCGTCGTCGCCCATCTCGTCCTTGGTGAGCACGGCATAAGAGAACTCCGGAAAAAAAGTCGGCAACACAAATTCAATGAATCGGATCATATTGACTTTGTTGCGTCCGAGTTTGAAAACATCCCGAATATACGCTGCCTGCTCTCTTATTTTCTGAGTAGAAAGAGGCGGGACCTTAAACCCTTTTTTTCTTATTACCATCGATTATTTTCCTTCCAGGATTTTATTGATCTTGTCCAGATCGTCCTGGCTTAATTGATTCAGCCGGCGGGCGAAGAAGACTGCCGAGTTTCTTTGTTCCTGCGTTGCGTTCTTCATTGAAATCGATATCTCCTGTAACGATAGGTCTGCCGCTTTGCGAAGCGCCGAGATAGCTTCGTCTTTCAATCCGAAGTACTTTACGGTGCGTTCAATAAAACCTTCCGGGATGTTTTTTTTGCCTGTCTCGATCGAAGATAAGTAGGCCGGCGACATGCCGATTTCGTCAGCCATTTGCCGTAAAGTGACCATTTTGTCGATGCGCAATTTTCTTAGGTATTTTCCGAGTTCTGTAATCATTTGGTAGCCTCCGAAGTGAACGATTATTCACGATATTATTTTTATTATTCACTGATATTGTATCTTATGTTTTCTAAAATAGTAAACATTTACAATAAAAAATTGCAGCCTATAGGCCAGGCTTTCGCCTGTTGCTCCCAACGATGGCTTGAAACTCCAGGCTCGATCGCTTAGCATCTTGACCGGTTTCGATAAAAACAGGATACCCATGCGACCTTCCGTTGTGCTTGACATGAAACGAAGCGCCGTGCGCGAAGCGGCGAGCCGTTTCCGTACCGCGAACCCGCGCGTTTTCGGTTCGGTGCTGTACGGCACCGACCGGGACGGCAGCGATCTCGATTTACTGGTCGGTGCGTTGCCCGACGCGACTCTGTTCGACCTGGGCGGCTTGCAGGACGAACTGGAAACGTTGCTGGGCGTCCGCGTCGATTTGCTGACCCCGGCCGATCTGCCGCCGAAGGTCCGCGCCAAGGTGCTCGCGGAAGCGCGGCCGGTATGAGCGAAAACCGTCTTCCCGATTATCTCGACCACATGCGGCAGGCCGCAGAGGATGCGTGCGGGTTTGTCGAGGGTATGGATAAAGCCGACTTTCTGAAAGACAAACGGACTCAGCAAGCCGTGATCATGAGCCTGGTTATTATCGGCGAGGCCGCCACTAAGACGATGGACGGCTACCCCGAGTTCGCCGAAGCACATCCCGAAGTGCCTTGGCGCAGCATGCGTAACCGCATTGGCCACGGCTACTTCGATATCAATCTCGACGTAGTTTGGGCCACCGTGCAAACGGCGTTGCCTGAGCTGCTGGAGCAATTGCCCGCCGCACCCGATGAAGCCGAAGAGCCGTAGGGCGGTTTAGCGAAGGCCGGAATCATAGGATGGACCGATAAAATCGAACAAAATATTCCCGAATTATTCCTGCCGGCTCAACTTAGGATTAGAGGGCATCATACGGTTGCCGCTTGTCCGTCGGTTTCCGGATGAAAATGAATCGTGCCCGATGCCGGCGAATCTGACGAGCACGCTTTGAAAGCCGTCTTTTTCCCGCTCGAGGAAAATTACTTCTTCAACGCCTTCGATTTCTTCGCCGTCCGGGGTGACCAGTTTGTAACCCGTTCCGCAATTGTCGATTTTCAGTTGCAGTTTCATGTGTTCGCTTCCGGTTTTGGGTTCCAAAGTTGTTCCCCAATCGTCTTCTTAACCGCATAGACCTGGGGCCGGCCGACGCCTAACAGGCCTTTGCCGGCGCGCCAGGTGAGGGCGTTGCGCTGGTATTTGAGCAGGCGCCGGTCGCGCAGCATGCGGGCGGTGTCGGTCGGGTCGTAGTCGCCGCAGAGTTTTTCGAACGCCGGGCGGCGGAAGTAATAGTGGCGGTCGTCTTGAGCCTCCGCCTGGATCGGCACTTCCTGTTGCAGCAGGTGGAACGGCATCGGGTTGGGGCCGTGGTCGGGCGGCGTGGCCAGGGCCGCCGGCGAGGCGTCGAGCCGGGCCAGTTGCGCGGCGATGTAGTCGGGCGTGACGCCGCATTCGAGCAGGTAGACCTTCGCCAGGCTTTTCGACATGCGGCGCAGTTCGGACAGCAGCGCCGAATTTACCCGGTGCAACGGCGGTTGCTCGGGCAGCATATCGTCGAACGCCTGGCCGGGCTTGACGTAGTAGCCGTGTTTTCGGATGGCGGGCAGGACTTCGTGGGTGACCCAGCGTTTGAAGGTTTTGGCTTCGGGCTTGTGGCTGGTCAAGATGCTGGCGTACAAACCGGACTCGTTGATCGTAGTCACACCGCGATTTCCAAAACCTACAATTCGTAGGTTTTGAATTTCGTCTTCATCCAGTTTTCTGGTCATTGCCTCCGTATCTTTGTATCCCAGAATATCGGCGACATCCATTGCGATAAACCACGGTTCGCCGTTTTCGTCGGGAATCATGCGCAGGATGTGGGATTGAAATTCGAAATTTTGAACGGAATTGGACATGCTTAGGTTCCTCTTTTTGGGTTTCTGTCGATTAATGAATTGGCGCGTTATTTCTTTTGCCCCACTACCCGGTACAGCGTCGCCCTGCTGATCCCGAACTCCCGGCAGACCGCGTCGTGGTTGACGCCGTTGAACAGGCGCCGGATCTGTTCGTTGCGCTGGCTTTTGTCGGACTTGGGGATGTAAACGGGCCCGGCGTGGGCGTTTTTTATCCGGTCGACCATCGATTGGGCGAAATCCCGGGCGTTGTCGCGGCTCATGCCGAATTGGGTCGCGGTCATCAGGAGGTCGTTGTACAGTTGGTCCAGGTAGTCGCTCATTCGGGGATGTAGAGGCCGGGTTGGCGCAGCGGTTTGGTCGGGACCGCGAAGGCGCCGGGCTCCTTGCCGTCGCCGCCGGGCGGATCGAGGGGCGGGGCGAAGAGGTCGTTCTGGTTGGGCTGGACGATCGCTTCCAGGAGGTCCCATTCTTTGTGGGTTTTCTTCTGCAGGCCGATTTTGTCGGCGCAGAACACCGCCATGACGGTGCAGTCGAGGCATTCGTTGCGGGCCCCGGACCGGCGCAGCACCCAGACGCTGAGCTGGCCTTTGGGCGTGTGTTTGGTGACGCGCACTTCGTTGGTCAGGTGTTCGAAGAAGGCGTCGGGCAGGTGTTTGGACAGGTGCATGCAGCCGGGGCCGGGTTCGGCGATCTGCAGGCGGTTGAAGATGAGGTCTTTGGCCGATTCGGTGCCGATCAGATAGAGGCGCAGGCCGTGCTTGATGACCTTGCCGCGCTGGTTGACGTCGACCAGGCTGGATTTGCCGTGGATTTTCTGGCCGGCGGTGCTGGAGCCTTTGGTGGCGTAGAGCCTGGGCGGAATCTGGCCGGGGTATTGCCGGGTCCAGCCGGAGGCCTGGCGGCGGTCGCGGACGTAGTTGTAGGCTTCGTGGGTCCAGTGGCCGCCGGTGTCGAGCGCGGCGTGTTCGACGGCCAGGCGCGCGCCGGAAACGTGCGGGTAGGTGCGCAGCAGGGCCGGGTCGAGCTTTTCCCATTCGCTTTCGATGGCGGGGTTGGCTTCGATCACCCGGTAGTCGACGGTCCACATTTCTTCGCCGCGGCCGAAGGCCCAGACGACGACTTCGAAGCGGTCTTTCTGCACGTCGACGCCGGCTTTGAGGATCAGGCCGCCGCGCGGGACGACCTGCAGCGGGAAGTCTTCGGCGCGCTGTTTGAGCTGGGAAGCGTCGGTTTTTTCGGCGTCTTCCTCGTAGGATTCGCCGAGGGTGGTGTTGATGAAGGTTTTGAGGTCGGATTTGTCGCCGTGTTTGGCTTTGGCGGCCGCGTCGAGGAATTCCTTGACGATCTTGGCCCAGGTGGTTTGCGGGCTGTAGATCGCCCAAAGCCGGTCGACGGCGATGTGTTTGGGCGGCCGGATCGGGTCGCCTTCGGAGTTGCGGAAGGTTCCGGTCGCTTCGTCGTACCGGTTGCCGCGGCCGTCTTCCCAGAGGCCCGAATGCCAGACGCCGAGGTATTCGGCCTGGGTGAAGAGCACGGCGCAGGCGACGCAGGCGTAGGCGGCGGTTTCGGGGTCGTTGCCGTGCCATTTGAGGCCGTGGGCTTTGTCTTTGCCGCCGAATTCCAGGGTTTGCCGGGCGCCGCAGTGAGGGCAGGGCACGCGGTAGGTGTAGACGGCTTCGGCTTCGTCGACGGCGGCGTCGATTTCGCTGAGGTATTTGAGTTTGGGCGTGGAGCCGACGATTTGTTTGGGGAAGGTCGCGCCTTCGGTGCGCTTTTTGGAGAGTTTGCGCGGGCTGCCTTCCTGGTCGATGTCTTTGTCGAAGCCGTCGACTTCGTCGAGGATGGCGACGTCGACGGATATGCGGCGGTAGTTGCGGGCCGTCGAGCCGCCTTTGATGTAGGTGACGCAGCCGGCGAATTTCTTGAAGTCGTTCTTGTTGTGGGCGTGTTTCTTTTCGAGGTGGGGGAAGACGTCCCGGATCGGCTGCACGTCGCGCAGCATGGGGTTGTATTCGGTTTCGACGAATTCCTGCGCGTCGGAGTCGGTCGGCTGCCAGATGGCCTGGTTGCGCCGGCGGTAGACGGTGAAGAAGGCGGTCGCGGCCATCAGCATTTTGGTGTAGCCCGTCCGGGCCGATTTGCGGACGGCGACGGATTCGATGTCGTCGTTGCCGAACGCATCCAGGATGAAGCGCTGGTACGGGTAGGCCTGCCAGCGGCCTTCGGTGTAGGAGCTTTCCTTCGACAGGTAGAAGTATTGGGCCGCCCATTCGGACAGGCGCATCGGCGGCAGGACGCGCAGGGCGGCCAGGCCGTGTTTGACGGCGCCGTTGGCGCGCTCAATCCAGGCTGACGTCATTCGATTCCTCTGTTTCTCCGGTTCCGAACCAGTCGACGTTCCAGCCGGCGACGTCGTTGCGGACGCCGGCGATTACCGAGGCGACGAGGTCGAGGTCGGCGGCGGTCAGCCGATCGGAGGCAATCCGAAGTTTGGCGGGAATGGTGTCGAGCTGCTTGCCGACGCGTGCCGTCAGGTCGGCCAGGCCGCTTTCCAACGCGTCGATCGGACCTTGTTCGCGGCGGGTGACGGCGTTCTCCAGTTCGATCCGGATCCGTTGCACGCGGGCGAGGGCGGCGCGCTCGGTGGCCAGATCCAGTCCCCCCTTGGCGGCGCGGCCGGCGGCCTGTTCGCGGATGTGGGCGCAGTATTTGCGCAGCCAATCGCCCAAGGTTTGGCCCTTCGCAATCACGCCGCGGCTGACCATGTCGGACACGGCGGCTTCGGAAACGCCGATCAGGTCGGCGAATTCCCGCTGCGTGGCGCTTTTGCCGAGATTCACTATTTGCTTGATGTCAGTAATATCAGACACTTAATCCCCTTAGACCAATCTTCCGCATCTTAAAACTTAAAGTGATTTATCAACATATGCCCTGTAATGCACATAGGGATCGGTAAAAAAACGCGGCAATTGTTTTTTTCTCGTATCAAAAAACACACAAGCCATAAAAAACTAATGAAAATCATTAACTTGAATCGCTTAACCCCTTTGCAATATCTCCGTAATTAGTTCAAAACCGGGCGTCTTTTTACCCGTACCAAAAAAATCGGGGGAAGGACCCGCACGAATCCCCGAGTGCGAAGATCGAAGCGGCACCGGGGACTGTGGGGACTGATAGAGGACTGTCGGAAGCCTTGATATAGCTGCAACAGTCCAGGCCGTGCCCGCCGGCCGGGGGTTAAAATAAATAATTATTATAAAGGC